CCGAAGTCGATCCCGATGCAACCCACCCGAATGGAGTAATCGCATAATGGCCCTCCCTGACTGGATCGTAAAACTCGCCCCCACGGTTGCCTCTGCACTCGGCGGTCCCTTGGCTGGCATCGCCGTATCCGCCCTTGGCTCTGCCCTCGGAATGTCCGACGCGACCAAAGACAAGATCACGGACGTTCTGCAATCCGGCCAGATGACGAGCGACCAAGTAGCTGCGGTCAAGCAAGCCGAACTGACCCTCAAGCAGCACGAATCGGACAACGGTTTCAAGTTTGCCGAGCTGGAGATTCGGGACCGGGAAAGCGCCAGGGCCATGCAGATCGCAACCAAGTCATGGACACCCGAAATCCTGTCTTGGATTATCGTCATTGGCTTCTTCGCGCTCAATGGCTGGCTGATCTATAACGGCAATCCGGCATCGCTAGCCGAAGTGATCCTTGGCCGAATTCAGGGCACCGTCGATACCGCGTTTGGAATCGTCCTAGCATTCTGGCTCGGGTCCAGCCGTGGGAGTCAGGTCAAGGATTCGGCACTGGCGAACGCTGCCGCCAAGTAGTGCGCGGCCTCGGCTACGCGATCTGGATACGCTTCTGGAAGTCGCACCGGCTGAAGATGCCGCTGGTCAGCTATTGGTGGGCGCGGTACTACCCGATTGAGGACGAGGTTTGACTGTCCAAAACTAACCGATTCGATCTTGCGCTTAGAGGGAGAATTTCGGCAAACATCGGCAAATCGTTTTGGACGTAGTTTCGATCACATAGGCTGAAATTCAGTCACTTAGATCAATTTTCAGCCATACTATCGCAGTAGATTTTATTGGACGGAACGCAAGGAACTTACTGATTGTTCGCGTCTTTTTTCTTCAGCGGAATCTGCTGTCCAAAACTCGGCCCCTCGACCAAGGGAACCTGCTTGTCCCGCAGATAGCGGTCGGTGTGCTTCTCGGTGGTATGCCCGAGAACCGCTTGAGCGCTTTTGCCCTGCGCTTTGGTGGCCGTCCCGCTCATCGCCCGGAGGTCGCGTAATTGCGCGTCCTGGACCCCTGCAAGCGCGCAGGCTGCGTTCCAGCGCTCGCGGATGGTCTTGATGCCAGGAACCTTCCCACCGCGCCCTAGCAGCACTGTGAGGCCCCTGACAGGGCCGTGGAGGGCCTTGGCGCGGTCTAGGGCGTCCTGTAGGTCCGGATTCATGGCGATGCGCAGGCGGGCGTCCGTTTTCTTCTGGCGGAAATAGACGCCTTCGGGGGCGACGGCATCCAACCGCAGGGTAAGCACATCCTCAACCCGCTGGGCGGTCAGGTAGAGGAGGTCCATAACCACCTGTAACTGAGGATCGGCAACCGCGTAGATACGCCGATACTCGACCATCGAAATCAGGCGCTCGCGCTTGGCTTCCTTGAATTGCTCAATGCCTATCGCCGGGTTTGAGTCGATCAGTTCTTCGTCCACGGCGTAGCGGAAAACCAGCTTCAGGAAAGAGACAACCTGGTTCGCCATGTTCGGGGTGTCCTGCATTTCCCGCCTTACCCGGCGAACGTCTTTCTGCCTGACCTGATCCGGGTTGAATTCGATCAGCCCTTCCTTTGCCCGATTCGCCGCAGACCGATATTGGGCTTTCGTAGTGTCAGCCAGCCCTCTAGTGACGATTGGGAAGGCTTCTTCAATAAGCGCCGCCATGCCGCCTTCCTTCGGCGCTTCAAATCGGCGCGCATATTCCGCGAGTGCTTTTGCAAGGTCACGGCCTAGATGCGTCCACTTGCCCCCTTTGACGAGATAGTACGCGCCGTGTTTTGGGTGTACGCACTTTGGGAGGTGCGTGTCTTTCCTGCGCGGTCGGCCCATGTAGGTTCTCCCGGTAGACCACAAGCGTACCATCGGTGCGAAGGCGAAACGAAATGCCCAGGGCAACAAGCTCACGCCGCTGCGCCGAACGCCACTTGCGCCCGGTCAGTTCGCGGATCTCGGCTTCGGACAGGATCACGCCTTCGCCCCCTTTGAGGTCGAGCCGTTTTTATACCAAGCACGGTAGCGGTCCATTTCGTTGTATTCGGACTCCGGGACAATGTAGTAAAAGCCGTCGCACAACTTTTCTGGCGTCCGGAAATCGCTTTTTGACTTCTCTACAAGAACCCCTCGGTACATCGACATCTGCCACCATGCTAGGACCGACCAAATAAAAGCGGCCACGCAGAATCCCCAGTAGAAATCATTGCTCATGCTCGAATCCCATATCTTGATTTGAGGTACGCGCTGCTGACAGTGATTACTTCGCCGCGCCTTTTCGGAACGATTCGCGCAGGCCGCTTGAATTCAATGCCCTCGGTGATGAGCAAATAGCAGTTCTTTACGGTTCCCGCCTTAGTAATCGTCACAGGCATATTCTTCTCCAGCATGCGACGAATCTCCTTCAGTTTTTGGTCAGCGGTCATCCGCCACTATTCAGGGTCGCGCCAGTCAATCCCGCAACACCGTTACGCGCACCGCATAGTCGGTGCTGTCGTAGGTGTCCCCGAATTGCTCGTCGCCAGTGATGCGCTGCCATTTCTCTTGAAGTTCGTCATGCGCTCGGTTCCAGTCATAGAAGGGCTTTTCGTCTTTCCCTTCGCCCCAACCAGGCGAGCCACCGAGCGTAGTTTTCTCCGCTTCATATTCTGCGGACATTCTATTGAGGCGAGCGGCTTCGGCTTCGGCATCGTCTTGAGAAAGCCAGCCACTCACAATCCAAGTCGAATAATTGCTGTACTCGCCGCTTGAGCCTTCAACGAGATATAGGGGCCTCCCATTCTTCGCCCCCTCCAGAGTGGGTGCCGATTTCATTTCGCCTTCTCCGCGTGCTTGCAGTTCATGTGCTTGGCGAGGTTGGCGAACGAGCGGTTGCACTCCGGGCACACACCACGCCCGACGCGCTTCAGTTTGCGCTCCAGGCGCTCTCGCTCCATGCGCTGCTCATTGGCCTCAGACAGCGCCGCAATCTTGCGCTGGCGCTCGGCTTCCAATTCCTCGCGCAATTTCGCTTCCGTACTTTTCATGTACACCTGCCCGTGACCATTCGGGCAATAGATTGTCTCGCCGGTTCCTCGGCACCGCGTTTGCAGGCTTTGCGGCATGGCAAACCAAACGGCGCACTTGTAGCACTGCTCGGCGGTAAGTGTGTCCTGCACGTAAACCGGGTTTACCTGTCCCATTTTCAATCCTCCTGCTGCGGCGCACCGGGCCGCGATGTGGTGTTGTGGCGTATTGGCTTCATGCACGGCGGATATTTGGAAAGCTCCGTCTCATAGCGGGCACGGAACCGCCTGGCGAGTTCTTCGTGCCCACTGGATACGACACGGCAATGGCAGACGTTGATCGGCATACCGATGCCTTTCTCGTCTGCAAGCATTACTACATCGTCGGAGTATTTCATCGTACCTATCACATACGCTTTCTCGACCTTCCCGCCGTGGCTGGCGCGGAGGTCATAGCTGACCAAATCCCCGAAGTTCACTTTTCGCCCCCTGCGGCGTCGGGCGAGTTTGCCAGTCCGCGCCACCGAAACAGGCTCGCGTGGAATAGGCCGGAGTTTGCGTAGTGGAGTGTCATTCCCTTGTCGGGCGCAAACCAAGACCACTTTCGTCCATTCCACAAACTGTACTGATTGGATTTATGAATCCTGACCGTATAAAGGCCTTCACGCACAGGCGTTATTTTCTTTGGATACCACGGCGTAAGTTTCACTTCCCCTCCTGAATAGGCCGCGACTGAGATTCGAGCGAGTCCAGAATAATCGGCGCCGGTGGACGCAGCATGGCTTGGCTGAGTACCATGTCCTCAAGCTGTTCGGCCCGTTTCAGCGCCTCAAACGCCAGCCAGGTCATAGTGTCGTCGCCCGAGAGTCCCTGATAGCGCGCAGACTCCAGCACGTTTCGCGTCAACGCATCCCCACGATAGCCGTACTCGGTAATCCGCTTGCGCATCCCCTGAATTTCGGCGCACTCCTTAATCTCCTGCGCGGTTTCGGGCTTAATGCTCATGCCTCGGAATTGGTTTTTCATTTCGGTTCCTCGCGCGAGTTCATATCGCTTCGCATGAGGCGCACCACGGCATCCAAAACATCAGCGACATTTTGAGCCGTTACGTGAGTCCCCCGGAGCGGCCGCACTTCCTGGAATACCCTGAAGCCATCGAACAGCACAGCCGGAACTCGCGTTTCTTCCGTAACAGCGAGTTGTGGGTCGGCGTAGAGGGGCGTTACTTTCGCGTTTGGATCTATCTTTCTATAGTAGCCGATTGCGTTGTGGCAGAAGCAGTTTTTGTATTCGACGCCTTCAAACGTATGCTCGATCATCCACGCCACAGCCTCCTGCGCGACTGGCGCTGCCGGAGGGGCGGCGAGCGCGTTTTCTGCTTCGTTCAGAAGATACTGATGACCACCTTCAGGGTATAGGACGCCTTCGATTGGATGTATATGTCCATACCTGCAAAGCCCCCTTAATATACTTCTCGGCACCGTGACATACGCCCCCCTTGCGGATCGCGGCCCTTCTAGGCTGCGCAGGGCCATGTCGCAGAGGGAGCGCATGTGATGATCCGGTACACGGAGATTGAGTTCGTGAACCGTATACAATTCTTCAATCTGCTCCCTCGTCAGCCCCTTCGCGGATTCGGTCGGAGTGGTCATTAGTCGAGTCCTGTTTCAGGTTTGGCAGCGCGAACGGCCCGCGCCAGGCGTTCAAGCGTAAGCGCAAATTCTTCACGCCGACTCTGTGACTTTGGAAGCCAGAATGTGACAGCACTGCGGTCGTCGTCTGCTGGCGGATGGTGAAGCATGGGGCTGCTATGCAGCATCAATTGCACGGCGCTGTAAGTCAGCCCGGTATTGCTGACCTTTTCCAGTGTGTGCGTTTCGCTGGTCAACTCCTGCGAGTACACGTTGATCCTCATTTCCCACCCTCCTTAGCGGCGCGGATTGCGGCCTCGGCAATATCTATGTAGGTGCGGCTAGACTTGACCGTTGAATGAAGTGCGGCATAGCCCTTCGCTAGCGGCAAGATCAACTCCAGTGCAGATATAGCCCCTCTGTATTTCATCTCCGCATCCCTCTCCTGCGCTACGGCGGCGGCGAGGGCGGCAACAGCGTCGTCAATATCCTTGGCGATCCGGGCGGCTTCTACATCGTCAATAATCAGCCGCGACCCGTTGTAGCCCGGATCTTCCGGAAGCATCCCCAGCATGGCCGACGAACTGCGAAGCCGAGAAAGCAACTCCGAATGCGCCTCCGTCTGCGATGGGGGAGTATTTATCGTGTTTTCATAGTCGCGCAACGAGCATCCGCCTGGTGGAGCGTTTCTGCACCACTTCACATCGCCTTTGCAATAGTTGCACCACCCGCGATGAACATCCGCAAGTTTGGCGAACGCTTCGGCGTTTGTGGGCGTAGTTATGCTGTCCATAGCGGTATTTCCTCCAGCGCCCACTCCCTGAACACGACGACCATGCTCGGGAAGGGCGCACTGTTTTTGCTGTCACCGAATTTCAACCGACCTCGCAGAAAGCGAACCTCTCCGCGCTGGCAGTAGTCATGGAACCAAGCCGTGTCGGTACGGGCCGGAATGAGGTACACCAGCAACGCGCAATCGCCCTTGGCAAGGTGGAACAGCCCCTTGCGTAGAAACTCGTCTATGCGGCTGTACGGCGGGTTGCAGAACACGTTTCCTGTCCACGTTACCTTCCGGCCATCCTCTGCGGCCATTAGCGGGCACGGATCGAACGTGAAGCCAAACTCGGCATTGAGCGCGTCATAGGTCGCGGCTGGCGTTGACCAGTGATCGGACTTCCGCGAAAAGACGACCTCACTAAGCATTACGCCACCATGGGGCAGGGGTGCGTATTTGGGTCAAGCTGTCCTCCGTTGAATGTGAACCTTCATGCCGCGCACTGGCTGGCTCGGCGTTACCTTGACTAGATCGGCAATCGCCCTCATGTCGCGCTTCGCGGTAGCCCTTGATGCTTTCAATTCGCGTCGAATCCTGGCAGTCGTTAGAACGTGGCCTTTGGCATAGAGCGTCCCGAGGATGAACCCGCGAACAAGCTGGCTCCCTCTGGCGGCGCGTTTAGCCATTTGAGCCGCGATAGCTATGGGGGCGAGTCATTGCGCACCAGCGAGTCGTTGAGCCGCAGCGTGTAGACGTGCATTGAACCAGCGCCGAATGATGTAACTGCGGGCGATTGAAACAACCGTGTAGAGAAGCCCGATCTGAAAGTTGTCCCAAAGGCTCGGCGTGTAGCCGAACAGCGGCAGGATTACGAGGTTGGCGGCGAAGTTGATGCCGAAGCCAATCAGCACGTTCATAAGTGCTTCGATCAACGAGCCAAGGCGCGTCTGCGTCATAGCCATTCCTTCGGGCGGTCGTCGCCTTCGGTGTACGTTTTGCTGTAGAGCGTCAGCATTCGCAGATTGCACATCGCATGAGCAAGGTGGGGCAGGCCGGATTCGGGATCGCATTCCTCGCCCCGTTGCCATGCCGCCATGTGGCGCATCAGGCACGCCAGAGGCACCGACCACGGCATACCCTTCGCCCAATTCCACGCTGCGTACTTGGCCTTCCCGTACATCCACACGCGGGCCTCGTCCTCCATCGTGCAAATCGGGATCAGGCTCAGATCAGGCTTGCCGCCATTGAAGCGTGCACCGCTGCCCTTGGCGTTGCTATTCACATCGCCAACCGATTCCAGCGGCCCGAAGGTCTGCATATGCGCCTCGTCAAATGCGACTCCGTCAGTCATCGAGTCGCAACCTGGGTGCAGCCCAAGTCCTCGGGCGTAGCAAGACGGACGCCAGTAGCGCGAGCGCCCTGCAAGTGTGTGTTGGCTAGAGCGCATTGCACCGCGCCGCTTTGCTCCTGGGCGCTGACGTACTTCAGGTCGGTCTTGCGGTTGAAACTGGTCCCGGATTCCAAGCTGACAACCCATTTCTTCGTCGGCTTGCCAGCCCAAAATGCTCCACTATCGAAGGTCGAGCGAGTCACTTGGCGCGTTCCTTGAGCATCGCATCGGCAATGAGGTATGCGTTCATGGCCGTATATTCCGCGTTGGTCATCTTGCGGGTTTCGTCGCGCTCATCCTTGTAGGACAGTCTCGCCTCGGCATCACCGAAAATAAGCATGTGCAAAGCCTTCCCCGCGAAGTAGTCGCGCAGGGTCATGCCTTCGATGTGGACAGTCTCGGAGTAGCCTTCGCGCTCGTTGTGCATCGTGTAGGCCACCGGGAATGCTTGCGGGTTTTCCATATGCGACTCCGTTACCTACGGGAACGTTTTGAAGGGCGTTCTTCGTCCTCTGCTATTGCGGCCATGAAGCAGAGGGCAAGAGTGCGATGGTCCCGGCTTTCTTGCCCCCAGCCGTAGGCCAGTTGCAAGCGCGTCTCGGGGTTATCCGACCACGAGCAGAAATATTCGTCGTTGGTCGGCGCGAACAGGGAAAGGTACGGGGCGCAATGCACAGAATCCTCGCCGTCGTCAGAGGTCGCTTCCATGATCGCCACGCACGAATAGTCACTCTCACGTTCCGCGAGTTGTCGCGCCGCGTCCAAATAAATCTCGCTCGCTTTCATCCTTCGTCCCCTTCCTAGAAACGCGAGTTCAGTACTGCATCGCTTCGCGGAGGTCGCGAAGGTTGATGTCGAGCAATTGCGGCAGCTTTTCCTTGACCGCTTCCAGCCGCACGATTTCGTCCTTGTAGTACTGGATCTTCTGGTCGATGTTCTCGCGCAGGGTCGGGTTGATACCCTTCGGACCGCCGCCGAGGATGCGGCCTACGGCTTGCGTTTCCATTGCGGCTGCGGGGTAGTTCTCGTTCATGTTCATTTCTCCTGTTGGTCTTGCGTTAAAAATGCGTTCCCCTTGGCGTTCGCGGCGCATTCCTGCACAGCCCTCCGAAAAGCCTCCGCGTACTAGACTCGCACTGTTCCTATGCAGATCCCGCCGAGGAAGAATTGGATGTGGGTCTTGCCTTGCGGGAGTTCGGTGAAGTCGTCCATCTAAAAAGGTATGTCGTCTATGTCTTCGCCAGGAACCTTGCGAGCGGGCTGGCTAGGCGCGGACTTCTCGCCTTTCTTGAACGTCGATACAGCGGCGTACCACTTGCCCGACTTCGCGGCCTTTACATCGATGTTTACCCATTCCTCCCCGGCCTTGTACTTCGTGCGCAGCCATGCGCCGAGGTCAGCGACCTTGATGGATATGGACGCCTTCACGAAGTCAGGGGCGCGCTCATGGGGCGGCTTAACGATCAGGCCGTCTACGAATTCGATTTCGTCGCTCACTGTTTTCTCGCTTTGAGTTTTTCTAGGGTTTCGTCCACTTCCTTGAGGAATGCCATCACTTCACTTTCGATTTCCTTAATGCGCTTGTCGTCGCGCTCCAAGCGGACCACCAGCATTTGCAGATCGGCCGGCAGGCGCGGATCGAAAGAAACGAAGTCGCACCACTTCCGTTCCGTGCAAGCCATCTGCCAGAGCATTTGCGGCTGGTAGGCGGCGGGTACGGTTCCGGCCAGAACGTACTGAAGGTGTGTAGCGGTCTTGGGGCACTTGACCTCAAGCAATCCGTCCGCAACAAGGCCATCTGGAGAGGCCGCAGCGCGTTCGATTGTCGGGTGCAGGACAAGGCCAACTTGATCCACCATGCAATCCTTGGCGACCTCGTAGGCGCTCCTGGCGAACGGTTCGTTTTCCGTTCCCCACTGCATTTCTGCGTTCACGAAGCCGGATTCCTGCGGGCGTCCGGTCAGGATCTCGGCAACGATTTGGGCGCGGTAGTCCCTGCGGGCCGCAGCTTCGCCAGTTTTGATATTCGCCAGAACGTCAACAATCCTCGAGGCCGTAACCTTCCCGGCGCGGGACTGGAGCCATTCTTCGGAGCCTTGGGGGAAGTCGATTACCTTCATGCTTTGGCCTGCAAAGCGGCCTTGCGAACGTCTTTGGCGGTGATAAGGGACTTCTGCGCCCCCTTGTCCTTCGCCGCTTCTGCGGCCTTGTACGCCACGCCAAACGCCTTTTGGAGCGCCGGCAGATCGGGAGCCGCTTCCATAGCCGCGAAGTGGTCAGCGAGAACCCCTTCGTCCATGCCTTTCTGCGGGTCGTTGCCATCAAGGTCGTATTCCCCGACAGCCACGTTGAAGATGCCCTTCAGGAGATACCGCGCCCCGTAGGAGCCCGCCGCGCCTGCGGCATGGGTCTTGGTCATTACGTCGCCGCCCTTGGCCCCCTTCCCGTCTGCCGGCATATCGCGGTGATAGGTGCGGGTATAGCCGCCGTTGTGGGAGACATAGCAAAGCACCCGAACGTGTTCCGCCTTGGGGGAATCGCCTTCATCGAAACTCAGGGCGAACCCATGCTTGGTATAGATCGGGCGCAGGTAGGAATCCAGCTTCGCGTAGGTCGCGTACTTGCTGCGTGTCTGCGGGTTGTCTGCGTCGGTCGAAACCTGCTTCATTTCCTGCTGGCAGGCGGTCATGGCGGCATTGAACGCGACTTCCGCTTGCTTTGCGGTGATGCGTTCGTGCATTTCCATCAACCGCTCCATCTTGGAAATATCGACGGACGGATCGCGGGCCGCTTGCGCAATGATGCTGACCAGCGAGGAAACATTCGACTGCGGCTGTTCAGGCAGATTGCTTTCCTGAACCGCGAGGGCTCCTGTGTTCATTGCTTCTCCTGTTGTGATTTATCCTGGCTAATCGCCCCGGCGATCATTGAGCAAACGTCGATGCCAAAGCCGAAGGAGAGAACGAACGTGATTAGGAGAGCGATCAAGAGTCCGGATATAGGCTTGGGTTCGCTGTTCCTTGTAGCGCAGGGCTTGTAGGCTCTGCGGGCGATTTCGCGGTGGCTCAGAAATGCGTTCACGATTTGGCCCTCGCTTTCATCGGCACCAACTTGCTAGCGCGCTCCGCTTCGTCGGCCTTGGCTTGTTCTGCGGCGGCTTTCTCAGCGGCGGCGCGTTCACGCTCAAACTTGCGCTCTCGGTCGATAATCATCTTGAATTTCTTCTTCAGATCGGTATCGAAGCTGGGCGTGTAGACAAACGATTTGTCGGTTATGCGCGGCATCTAGTCCTCCATTGAGGCGAGTTCGGCGGCTTCGTCGGCCTGCTCTGCAAGCAAGGTTGCGCGGTCTTCGATAAGCTTCTCGTTGCGGTCAACGAACGCGGTCACACATTCGTTGATGTAGTTTTGGAAGTCGGTCATGCGATCCGCTGCATCGTCGCCACGAACCGAGGCAAGACCGGAGAACATTTCCGCCAGCGAGTGAACGCACATGGCAGAGTTTCGGTCTATCTCGGAATCCAGAACGTCACGGAGCCATAGTTTTTGCCAGCCGACTTGCTTTCCATCGCAGAGGTCTGAAATCAGTTCGTCGCGGGCCGCTCCCATGAAACTTTCGACGTTCAGCGAAAGGTCTGCGGAGTCGTAAAGCGCAAGAGCGGCTTCGACAGGGATTGCGGAGGGGATGGGCAATTGGTCGCGCTTCATTTTGTCTCCGTTAAATTTCAGCCCAGCCCTTGCACTCACCCTGCTTGGCAAGATTCCAGCGGACTTGTTGGTAAACGATCACGCACCGCTCGACCGATTCAGGATTTACTTCGGGCGTCCACACTTGCTCTGTGAGGACTGAGCAGCCTGCGAGGCTCAGAACCACGCCAGCGATCACCAGCGCAACCAACGAGAGCAGGAAGAACTGCATGTCCTGGCTAAGGTTCGTGAACTTGCGGCGCATCCAGTTCATCTGCTCTCCCTGCGTTGCGTTTGATAGAACAATACGCCCGGTATCAGATGGTGTCAATACCCCCGGTATAATTATTTTCAGAGAGTGTAAAAAAGCCGCCTTTCCGCTACACGGCGCACCATTTGGGGGATACTTCCTGCTGCGCAGAAGCGACATATCTTTAGATCGAATGTCACTTATGCGCTTCACCTCGGGGGGGGCATGCAGAACTTTGGCGTCCGACTTAGGACGGCTCGGAAAAGGCGCGGGATCTCGCAGACCGGGCTAGCCGACTTAATGAAGGTTCACCGGGCATCGGTGGCCCGCTGGGAGCGGGGCGATGACGTACCGAGCGCCAGGACGTTCGCCCTCCTATCCGAATCGCTAGAAGTGTACCTCTACTGGCTCTTGGGGATGACCGAATCCCCCCACAGGATCATTCTCACCCCGCAGGAGCGCGAGCTGCTGCTGCTCTATCGGGAGTTTCCAGAGACAGACAAGGCGCTTTTCTCAGAGGCGGCGCGAGACATTGGCCGCGTGCGCCGGCTGAAGGAAAAGGCTAGGCCGGTTCCTTAACGCGCTTGTGCCGCTTCGGTGGCTTGGCCGGGGGCGCTGGCAGCGCCTTGAAATGTTGCGTCACAACATCATTCACTGTAGGCGAGCCGAACAGGATCGTTGCGGGATCGGCCCCTAGCAGTTCGCACATCGTCATGAATTCGACCAGATCGGGCGGTCTGTGGCCATTGGTGAAGCTGCGAATTGCAGAGTCAGATAGGCCCATCGGCTCTGCTACGTCGAGGTAGTTTCTTCCCTTTGAACGGGCAAAGTCCCGCAGCCGTTTCCCCCATACGGCACCCCATCTAACCCAGTCCTTACTCGCCCCCATCGGGCAATAGTAGAACTGGCTCGGCAAATAGTCTGATGCCGGGGGTATTGCAATACCGGGCGATTCTATGATACCGTGGGTATTATGGCTCACAATTCACCGCTTCGCCGTTACCGGCTCAAGAAGAAACTGACAACGAAGGAACTCGCGCTGCAACTCAAGCTGGCCGAGTCCACAGTCCGAAGCCTCGAGAACGGCACCCGCCAATTTACTGCCGAGCAAGCTGTTCGCATCGAGGGAATTTTGAGCATCCCCCGCGCGGAAATGCGCCCGGACATTTTTCGATGAATCGAATCCGCCTGCGAGTCCTCCCCTCGCGCTGCGGCCTACCCCGGCCAGTCTCTCCCCCGAACTGGCCGGGGTGTTTTTCCGAAAGGAATTTCCATGTACGCCTCTCCTGAAAACATCCGCGACCACGCTATCAAGGTGCGCTTTAACGACAGGGAACACGACCTGGTTAAAGCGTGGGTGAACTACACAGGGCAGCAGATGGCGGTATTGGTGCGGCAAATGATCCTCCAGCAGGCAGCGATTGAACTTGGGCTGGATTCTGCAAGCGGATCGGCGGCAAGCGAAGGGACACAACAACGCCTGTTCGGAACCTGAGAGGGGACTGAATAGTGTCCGATGAGGGGACCGAGCAAACAAACATGAGCCCCGCTGAACGGGCCTTGGTGAAGGCCGTAGCGGAGCGCGATGGAATCACGGAAGAAGAAGCGGCAAGCAATCTAGCGAAGGCGTGGCTTGCCAGCAAAGTGAAGCGGAAAACGGGCCACGCACCAGCGAAAGTTTACGAGATTAAGAAACGCCCGAAGTAGGGGCCAATGTTGCAGAGATTAGGGCCGTTGTTCTGTGCGGTCTGTAGGCGAATGGCGATAGTTGCGTAGGAACTAAAGGGAAAGCTCATTGGCTTTCCGCTGAGTCAATCAGCTTTCTCTTTTCTTCCCTTTTGGCTTTCCGGAATTGACCGGGGAATCTCTCGTAAGGGGGGTTTGGGGGGATTTGAGTTTTCGGGTTGTTTTCTCTTTCAAGGGCAGAGTTAAAAGGGGAGCCTAAATGCCGAAGAATTTTGTACCAGCAGCACCAGACGAACAGTTTGAAATCTTCTGGCGGGCGTACCCCCGGAAGAAAGACAAAGGCGATGCAAGGCGAGCATGGGAACAGACAAAAACGATTCGCCCCCTGACGGCAGACTTGGTTAAGGCCGTCATCGTGCAGAAATCCTCCGTGGACTGGACGAAAGAGGGCGGACGGTATGTGCCCTATCCGGCGTCCTGGTTGCGGGGTGAGAGGTGGGAAGACTCCGACGAGATCGAACTTAGTGGCGTAGTCGGCGGAAAGATGTGGTTTGAAACCACGGCGGGCATAGACGCCAAGGCCAAAGAGTTAGGCATCACATGGGACGACAAGGCCGAGACGTATCAGGAATTTTCGCGCCGCGTCCGGAGGGCCGCTGAGAGCGTAGTAAACGCGCCGCTGCGGGTGGTCGCGTGATAAGCCCATTCCAAGTAAGGATTCTCCTCCATTACTACACGACGCCGGGTGATGCGGAGGAAGTTTTGCGCAATCCACCAATCCTGCCAAGCACGATGGAATGGTTTATCGAAAATGGGCTGCTAGAGCATTGCCACGACGGAACCGCCAGCTTTCAGATCACCGACAAGGGGACGTTTTACGTGCGCGAAGGTTTGCTGTCTGTTCCATTGCCGCAGACGTATTGGAGAATTCCGGAGGCCGCATGAACCAGCTAGCCATCGAATTTACGCCGCGCCCTGTCTGCACCGTCCCGCCGGCAGACACACTCCAAGGCAAACTGCTCCGCGCTTTGCAGGCCGGTCAGCGCCTGACCCCAATAAGCGCCTTAGAGCGTTTCCAGTGCTTCAGCCTCAGTCAGAGGATGGGCGAGTTGAAGCGCATGGGCTGGCCCGTGACGGTAACGATGGTGAGAGTCGCCAGCGGCAAAAAGGTTGCCGAATATTCGATGGTGGCGCAATGACAAAATTGGAATGGAGGCCCAGTCGCTATTACTTTTCCGATGACGAGCGCCGTGAGTTTCGTGCAGATATTCACAATGGTCGTCCGGAAACGACTCCCTATGACTTACGCAAATTTATTAAGTTTCTATGTGAATTGAGGGATTCTGTTCCGGAAAAAACAGACTTAAAGATATTGCTAGCCACTGACGGGTATGACGATGGGGACAGTCCGACCCTAGAAATATTTGCGATTCAATATGAGGCGCAGGAAGATTTTGAGGCCCGTCAGGCCGCACTGGCGCAAAAGGCAAAAGAAGAATCTGCCCGAAAGGCGCGTGAACGCGAGAAGGCCGAGCGCACAACCTATGAACGTTTGAAGGCGAAGTTTGAGGGCGCATGAACTTCGATGACCTCCGCTCCGACGAGCAAAACAGCCTCATGTGGGCGTTGCTCACCGACATATCCAAGCAACTCATGTGGCCGGTAGATGGGGAAATGGTGAACCTCGACAAGGAGGACTGGAAGCACATCATGTCCGCTGGCCTGAAGCGTCACCAGCGCATGGCGAAAGGTATTGATGGCGGCTTGGTGATTCTCGGCATCTCGACGCGCAAGCTGAACAAGGCCGATATGTCGATGCTGCTGGAGATCATCTTCGCCTTCGGTGCGGAGCATGGGGTGAAGTGGTCGGCCAATCCGCTTGTCGCAGAGCATCTGGAGGCGGCTTGAGCAAGGCAAGCGCCCTGCACATGAGTCGAGTTGCTGCCGTGGGCTGCGTGATCTGTCGCCGCTTCTTTCGAGAGAAAAGCCCGGTCGAACTCCACCACGTAGCCGAGGGATCTGGCGTGCGTTCGGACTTCGCTGTAGTCGGCCTATGTGCCGAGCATCACCGGGGGGCAACTGGCTTACACGGCATGGGCACGAAAGCCTTTAACCGGATGTATCGGACGTTCGGGGAGTCTGAGTATGGGTTGCTGGTTTGGGTGAACGAAGATTTAGCGAGGTATGCGTGATCCCCACATGGCTCCTGCCTGCCGAGCCGCCGAAACTTACCGGCACCGTGCGAGAGCCATTTGGGCGCTTGAGTTCGGGCCTTAGTTTCAGGGAAGCCGCAGCGGAAGCCAATAGGCGCAGGGCGGCAGAACGGTTGGCGGCAATGAGGCAGAAGGGCGAGACGTTGCTGGAATATCGCAATCGGACGGTGGCGGCTTACAAGCGAAGGAAGAAGGCAAGAGAAGATGGGCGCAAGTTTCTAGTGGAGCATGGGGAGCAATGAGTTACAAGCAGGGATTAGAGCTTCCACAATCAAAACTGAATCCGACGCTGGTGCGGCGTATTCGCGCCGAACACGCGGCGAAGGAAAAGGCCAAGCGTGAATTGGATGCTCATTTTTCAGCTGCCGCCTTCGCCAAGCGTTATGGGGTTCACAAGAACACGGTAAACAAGATATTGGCTTACGAAACATGGAGGCATGTTCTCTGAGAACCCGCGCCCGAATCGACGCTAACCAGCCGGCCATTGTCGAAGCCTTCCGCTCGATGGGCT